GGTTCTGATATCGTTCTTTACACTCCTGCATAATTTATTGAATAACAAACTATAAAGGGGTGGTGCAATAAACACCGCCCTTTTTTTTAATAACATATAAAATATAAACAAATGGCTTGTGATTTAGGATTTGGTAGAATCGAACCTTGTAAAGATTCAGTAGGTGGATTGAAAGCGGTTTATTTTGTAAATTATGGCGATATGACAGGTGTTACTTACGATGCAACAAATACAGATGTAATTGATGCAGTAGCAGGTACTCCAACAGCTTATAAATACGATTTAAAAGGTGCTTCTACATTTACACAAAATGTAAACAGCTCACGTGAAAATGGAACAACATTTTTCGAGCAAGTTTTGGAATTAACATTTAAGAAATTAACTGTTAAAGACCACAAAGAATTAAAATTAATGGCTTACGGAAGACCTCAAGTTATCGTAGAAGATAACAACGGAAACTTCTTTTTAGCAGGATTAGACCACGGAATGGACGTTACAGGTGGTACTATCGTAACGGGCGGAGCTTTCGGCGACCTTTCAGGTTACACTTTAACTTTAACGGGTATGGAACAAGTTCCTGCTAACTTTATTGGAGATACTTTAACAGCTGCAGGATTTACAGTAGTTGTTGGTTCTTAATTAAAATTTATTTTTTTTTACTGAAATTGGGTAGCTTTTTAAGTTACCCTTTTTTTATTTATACAAAAACAAAGATTGTTTATTTTTAAATAAAAACAATGATAATTCTAAAAGAGTTAAATACTGCTCAAAACTTATATGCTACTATTGATGGTATAGAAGCTGATGCTATTGTTTTAAGAGATGAAGAAACAAATACAGAAGAAACTATTCAATGCGTATTTTCGATTGACAAATATTACGCAGTTACTAATTTGGTATTTCCGATAATAGAAAATAAATTCTACACTTTAACAATTTTAAACGGAACTGATGTAGTTTATAGAGATAAGATATTTTGCACAAATCAAATAATTGAAGAATTTAGTATAAACAATAATGTTTACACGCAAAGAACTTCTGATAACGAATACATAATTTATGAATAACGTACACATTTTAAGTTTAAATGCTTATAATTCACCTGTAATAACTGAATCTAAAAACAAAGATTTTGTTGAATACGGAGAAGATAACAACTATTTCCAATACTTAATAGATAGGTTTTTATATTCAAATACAAATCACGCTATTATAACAGGTGTTTCTAATATGATTTATGGAAAGGGTCTTGACGCTACCGATTCAAATAGAAAGCCTAATGAGTATGCTCAAATGGTTTCTATTGTAAAAAAGGATTGTTTGCGTAAAGTTGCATTAGAGCGTAAACTTCTTGGAATGGCTGCAATGCAGATTATTTATTTAAACGGAAAGGTAAAATCTGTTGAGCATTTTCCAATGCACACTTTAAGGGCAGAAAAATGTAATGACAAAGGCGAAATTGAAGCGTGGTTTTATCATCACGATTGGGCAAATTACAGAAAGGGAGATGTTTTAAAACGTATTCCTGCTTTTGGTTTTGGTAACGGAAGAGAAGTTGAGTTGTATATTATTAAGCCTTATATTTCAGGTTACCATTATTACACTCCAATAGATTATTCGGGTGCTTTGCCATATGCGATGCTCGAGCAAGAAATTTCTGATTACTTGATTAACGATGTAATGAATGGTTTTAGCGGTACAAAAGTAATTAACTTTAATAACAATATACCACCTGAAGAAAAAAGACAAGAAGTAGCAAACGAGGTTAAACGTAAATTAACAGGTAGTAAAGGGGACAAGGTTATTGTATCTTTTAACGCAAGTGCTGAAAACAAAACCACAGTTGATGATATTCCTTTAAATGATGCTCCTGCTCACTATGAGTATTTAGCAAAAGAATGTTTTGAAAAACTAATTGTAGGGCATAGAGTTACAAGTCCAATGCTTTTAGGAATTAGAGATACAGGCGGTGGATTAGGAAATAATGCTGATGAAATTGAAACTGCTACAAGATTATTTGACAATATTGTTATTAGACCATACCAATTAGAAATCATTGAAGCTATTGACGAAATACTATCTATAAACGGAATCGCTTTAAACCTATATTTTAAGACGATACAGCCACTTGATTTTATAGACGTAAATACTATGAACGCAGAAACAAACGAAGAGGAAACAGGTGTTAAAATGTCATCTGACAAGGTTTGTTGTTCTACTGAAGATTCTTTAGATGATGAAACAGCACAAAGTTTAATTGACTTGGGCGAACTTGAAAATGAAAATTGGTTATTAATTGATGAAAGCGAAGTTGACTATGATAATGATGATAATGAAAACGAATTATTAAATAAAGAACCAAAACAAAGTTTGTTATCTAAAGTTTACAATTTTGTAAGTACAGGAATTGCAAGACCAAACGCAAAATCTGACCAAGATGAAAACATTGATGGTGTTCGTTTTATAACTCGTTATGTTTATGCAGGTGAAAATTCTGATAATACTCGTTTATTTTGTAAAAGAATGACAGAAGCTGACAAGATATATCGTAAAGAAGATATTTTAAGAATGTCTGAAGCAGCAGTTAACAAAGGTTGGGGTCCACGTGGTGCTGATACGTATTCAATTTGGCTTTATAAAGGCGGCGGTGCGTGCCACCATAGATGGAATAAAAGAGTTTATGCAAGTTTTGAAGGTGTTAACATTGACGTTAATTCACCAAAAGCAAGAATAATAGCAGGTCGTACTGCTGAAAAATACGGATATACAATTAAGAATCCTGAATTGGTTTCACAACGTCCGATAGATATGCCGAACAAAGGATTTTTACCTAAAAACAATTAAGAAATGGCTTACGCATTACTAATAAGTACAGACGATGTAAAAAGATTTACAATACTAAATGGAAATTTAGATGTAGATGATTTTATTCAATATATAAAAATAGCACAAGATATAACTATCCAAAACTATTTAGGAACTGATTTATACAATAAGTTTCAAACATTGATTATAAGTGGAGATATTAACTTAATTGGGAATCTTAAATATAAGAATCTTTTAACGGAGTATATAAAGCCTATGTTAATTCATTTTGCGATGGTTCAGTATTTACCTTTTGCAGCTTATACAATAGCTAATAAAGGAGTATTTAAACATACTGCTGAAAACTCTACAAGTGTAGAAAAAAACGAAATAGATTACTTGGTTGAGAAAGAACGTGATATTGCTCAACACTATACGCAAAGATTCATAGATTTTATGTGTTTTAATAATCAAAATTTTCCTGAATATAATAGTAACTCAAATGGCGATATGTACCCTGACACAGATAACTTCTTTGGCAGTTGGGTTTTGAATTTGTTATTATTTTTTAGTATATTTATATAATCATTAAATTTAAAGCGTATGCAAACAGAAATTTGGAAGCCAATAAGTGTATACAATGGCTATTATGAAGTTAGTAATTTAGGTAGGGTTAGAAGCGTTACAAGAAAAATTGAACGAACAGACCCAAAAAACATTAGCAAAACAAGACTATTTAGTTATGAAGGTAAGTTAGTTCCTTTTTGGATAACAAAAAATGGTTATTGTAGATGCACATTATATATTAACGGAATAAAGAAAAATCATTTAGTACATAGATTAGTCGCAGATGCCTTTCTATTAAATGAAGAAAAAAAAGAAACAGTAAATCATATTAACTGTGTAAAAACTGATAATAGATTAGAAAATTTAGAATGGTCAACTATAAAAGAAAATTATTTGCATTCAGTTGAAAATGGTAAACAAATAAATTCTCTTAAAAATTTAGAAAGAAAAAATAAAATTGTTTATGAAAGTTCAAAATCATAAGAAAACAAGAAAAAAAGTAGGTAGTTATAATAAACCAAAACAAGAAAACAAAAAGAAGTTAGAAATCTTTTTAAGTAAATATGACAAAAAATAAAGATTGGGGCAAAGCAAGTGAAAATAATATTGGTTGGGGTGCTTCTGAAATAAATAAAATATATTTTGGTTACATTTACAAAACAACAAATAGCGGTACAACCTTTTTAAGCAAAATAGCATTATTAACAATAGACAGTATAAGCAAAACAGTAGATTCAATAAAAACAACAATAGATAATTTAAACCAATGGCTCAAGAAATAATTAATGTAGGAACAAATCCTAACGACGGAACAGGAGATACTTTAAGAGGTGCGTTTGTAAAGACTGATAATAACTTTACTGATTTATATACCAATAAACAAAATACTCTTATATCAGGAACTAACATAAAAACAGTAAATTCAACTTCTTTATTAGGTAGTGGTAATGTTTCTGTTCAACCAACTTTAGTTAGTGGTACTAACATAAAAACAATAAACGGAAATAGTCTTTTAGGAAGTGGAGATTTAGCTATTAGTGGCGGTATTACAGGAAGTGGTACTGATAATTATATTCCAAGATTTAACGGAACAACAGCGCTTGAAAACAGTATTATTTTTGACGATGGCACAAACGTAGGAATTGGAACTGCAAGTCCAATAAGTAAATTTAATTTAGTTGGTGGAGCAGCTTCTTTTGATTTTGGTGGTTTTGCTAATATACCTGCTATAAAATTACTTGCTTCAGGTGATGAACCTACTTTAAGGTTTTATAGACCATCAGGAACCACTCCAAACGCTCGTATTTTTCAAATACAAAATACAGTAGGAGATTTAACTTTTGGTTACGCATTAGCTAATAAATATTCAGAAAGTTCTTTTACTGAAGCTATGAGGATTACTTCTATAGGAAGTGTAGGTATTGGAACAACTTCACCTTTGGCAAAACTTAACGTAGTTGGAACATCAGCTTTTATATCCGATTTTGCATTTGTTGAAGTAACAAATGAAGCTATTTATATGGGTGGTAAAAATTCTTCAGGAATGGCTTTAGAAGATGGTTTATCTTCGTTTGGTCATAATCCGGGAGGGGATTTTCGCGGTGTTCGTGCTAATTATGATCAAGGAGTTTGGTTTACAAATGAATCAGGAAATAAATTAGGTCTTGAGCCTATTGATAATGAATTATTTGTAGAGGGAATGATTCAAACATCATCTGTTCCTTCTAATATATTAACTCCAAATTCTTGGATAAAAGTTTATAATTATGATGACAGTACAACTTATTTTTTACCTGTTTACCTATAAAATAAAAAAATATGATAACTTACAAATGGACAATTTCGGCTTTTGATTGCAAAGCTATTTTAGAAGATTTAACAGACGTTGTTTATAACGTACATTGGAGATATGAAGCTACAAAAAAAGATATTGTAGTTTCTACTTATGGAGTTTTAATTCTTGAAAATCCAAACAAAGATAATTTTATTTCTTTAAACGAATTAAAAGAAACTGATGTTATTGCTTGGTGTGAATCAAAATTAGACGTTAACGAATTAAATACAAATTTGGAAAGTCAAATTAATTTAATTGAAAACCCAACTGAAAAAACAATTAACAACCCTTTTGAAATTAAAAAATAATGGAAAATTTACAAATAATTGAACAAGCTATAAACATAGCAGTTACAAAAGGTGCTTATAACTTACAAGAAATAGATG